GGCTAAACCAGTCGAATCTTGGTTTCCACAGCCACGCCGATAATCATTCAATTACCGTTGATAGGAAACATAGGCCATTGTGGGTTAAGCACCTTGAGGTATTTCTTTCCGCCATCGATAATCAGGCGCTTGAAAGTGGCTTCGTTCGAGTCTGACAGCTTAGCTATGACCAGGCTGTTGTTGATCGCATCTCTGCCGGTATCGAATAGCACAAATGTGCCTTCGGGGATGCTGACACCAGCTGGGGCTGTCATAGAATCCCCCTCTACCTCAAGCCAGAACGCATCACCCTGTATGTGAGCATCAGACTCAAGCCAGAGGTCTATGTCCTTGAGCGTATAAGCTTCACAGGCCTCAGCCCATGCGCCAGCCTGAACTTTACTTATAACGGGGTATTTCACTCCAGGTACGTAAGGGCGGAATCCGCTGACATTTTCATCTACGGTTGATGCGTATTTACTCACCTCTCTCGCAAGTGAAGGGCTGATATCAGATGCTTGCACTTGGAGGATTCGAGCGAAAGCTGTAACCATGGGGACATTAAGCGCAATCCTGCCATTCATGTAGTGCCCCACAGCTCCCTGAGATATGCCGATATCATCGGCGATCGTATATTGGGTAACGTTTAACTGCTTTTTCTTTGACTCATACAGAGCTTTTAGGCGCTTTGCGTCTTCTAGCTGTTCTGTCGTCAATATCTTCTTGGTCTGCATTACTCAATTCTAATACCAACAGTAATCAATAATGAAATACCCTGGATATTTACTTACATGAATACTTGTAGTATTCTTTTGGTGTGAATCCCAAGGAGTGATTTTATGAACCGAATGACTTTAGAGGATTACGCAAAGATTCACGGCCAGGCTAAGGCCGCTAAGGATTTCGGCGTGATCCAATGCGCGATCAGTAAAGCCATCCGGACAGGTCGCAACATCTTTGTGACTGTCGGTAAGGACGGCTCGGTTAGAGGGGAAGAGCTGAAGCCCTTCCCAAGCACCAAGAAGTAGTAGTTACCACCGCTCTTTACACAATCTATCCCGCCGACAACGCGGGGCATCTATCAAATGCGACACCGCAGGGTGATCGCACGTAACTAATTCAACATGGAAATTATCAATCATGGAAGCTGCAAAGTACCGCAAAAAAGCCACTCAGATTGAGTCGCATCTGTTAGGGAAGTTGGCCGTAATGGGCCAGACAAAGTTCGCAAAATTGATGGGCGTACCTGACTGCAAGGTATCCCGGATGAAGGATGGATTCTTTCGTCAGGCTGCTATGGCTCTGGCGATTCTGGAGTACGGGGTAGACGACACGGAGATAGTCGAACTGGCGCGGCGGTTTGCTGCTGTGCTCACCAATAAAAAAGCCCCGGCGGCAACCGAGGCTGATTCACAAATCACGATGTCGTTTTGAGCACAAACAACAGGAGTAATTATGACAAAAAAGCGCCGTTCTTACCAGGACAAACCGCATAAAAACATACTTCGTGACCGCTACCTTTGTGATTTCGCACAGCCTACCAGGCTTCGCCTTGAGTGGGATCGCGTAAAGAAACAGGCAAAGGAGAATGGTCATGAGTAACGTCAGAAAACTATCCGATTATAGGCCTCCATTGGAGGTCGTGGAGCGTAGGGTGGCCGATACAGATGATGGGTTCATCATGCTGGCTATGGAGCTTTACGAAGAGCTGATAGGCGCTAATCTGACACGCAATCAAGCCAAGGTGGCACATGCCGTTTGCCGCAAGACATATGGCTTCAAGAAGAAAATGGATCGCATTGCAGACAGTCAGTTAGCAGAGCTGTGCCGCATCAGCAGGTCGAAAGCAAACATCGCCAAGAACGAGCTGATTGCCATGGGTGTTTTGGTGAAAGAGGGTAGTCGAATTGGACCAAATAAACACATATCAGAGTGGCATATTCCTGAGTGTTCCCGGATAGGTAACATTGTTACCAAGTTGGGAACAAATAATGTTACCAAGCCGGGTACATCAAGTGTTACCAAAACGGAACACACAAAAGATATCTCTAAAGATAATAAAGATAACACCCCCCTTACCCCCCAGGGGGATGGGATTGACGAAAGTAAAATCCAGGAATGCTGGAATGAAATCGCCAGTAAGAAAAACTACGTCATGTCTCTTGGACTGGCTGACTCAGTCAAGCGTCACCTTCGTAGAAACTTCACCGCGTACCTTAAGCACTGCAAGAAAATCAAAAAAGACCAACCCAAGTCTATCACTGAGTTCAGTTGCACGTACCTGTCTCGGGGATTTGCTGGGTGGGCTACTGGTCATCACTCTGGCGAAAACGACAGGAAATGGCGGGCAGATATTGAGTTCGCCGTTCGTAAATCAACGTTTGAGAAAATATTTTACAGCGGAGGCTGACCATGGAGTCATACGAATTTGAGGAGCAGCTGGTCGGGGCGATGATGTTTAAGGGCGATCACATTGACTGCCGGGATATCATTGGAAAGCTCCCCGCTGAAGCCTTTGAGAACCATCACCTGCGAAGCATGTACGAAGTCATCGGCGCTTTGATTAACAAAGCCGAGCCTGTTGACCCCTTCAGTATTCAGTCTGGCGTTGGCGAAGAGACTCGTAACATGGTTCTTGCTCTCTCGATGCGGTGCAAGTCTGGAGCAAACATCAAAGCGTGGGCAAAGCGCGTACGTCAGTGCTGGATGATTCGAAAGGGCGTCTCTGACCTGATGCAGGCAGTTGATACGCTGCGCAGTGCAGGCGTTCACGATATCAATGACCGGATATCAGATGTGACGGGGATCCTGTCGCGCTTACAGTTCGAAACCAACGACCGACTGCCTCGCCGGATAGGTGACCTGATGGACGATTACATGGACGTTCTGGAAAAGCGCATGAAAGGGTCAGAGTCAGGGCTTTATCTGCGAACCGGTATTGAGCCGGTGGATGATGAGTATGGCGGCTTCGATCGCACTGACCTGATTATCGTTGCCGGAAGGCCCGGCATGGGCAAGACGGAGCTGACGATTAATATCGCTAACTCAATCGGCCGTCAGAAAGGCAAAGGGCTTTTCATCTCCATGGAGATGTCTGATATGCAGGTGGTTGAGCGTCATGTGGCTGACAGGTCCGGTCTTTCAATAGGCGTGCTGAGAAACCCTCTGGACATGCAGCAGGAACACTACACGAAGCTCACAGCAGCCACTGGCACGCTGATGGATGAGAAAAACTATGTTCTCGACGGATCATTCACAGTGGACGAAATCATCGCTCAAGCTGAGCGAATGAACATGGGCGATGAAGGGCTTAGCTTTCTGGCAATAGACTACCTGCAACTGATACCAAAACCTAAAGCTGAGCGGCCTGACCTGGCAATCGCAGAGATTACGCGAAAGCTAAAACAGTTCTGCCTTCGCAACAAAGTGCCCGTCATCCTACTATCCCAGCTCAACCGAGGCGTCGAATCCCGTTCAGAGAAGCGACCGACTTTGGGTGACCTGCGCGAGTCTGGAGCAATTGAGCAGGATGCCGATGTGATTATCTTCCCCTACCGGGACGAGGTTTATAACGAGAACAGCGACCTCAAAGGCATTGCGGAAATTATCATTGGCAAGTACCGCTCCGGCCAGCCAAAGACGTTTTATATGGGTTGGAAGAATGGACACTTCGTCAACATCGAGCAGGAAGATGCGGCGCGGAGATATGCAGAAAACCAGAAAGAATCTGCCAGCCAAAACGACTGGAGAGGGTGAAACCATGAAGGCATTAGTTGATATAAATCGCCGCTCCCGAGATGGTGATAACCGAATCGAATTCGTCATAAAGCTTGGTGTCGGTCACACAATAACCACAGCCATGTCAGCCGAGGATTTCATGATGGCCATGACAGGCCGTTCAGAGGTTCCTGTGGAAGTAAAAACCAGAAACGTACGCATCGATATGGCGAGCAAGCAGGTGAAATCATGACAGACCAGCGACTACCGCAGGAAGTAATTCACACTCTGATGACAGACCCGGCTTTCAGCTTCTGCTTAGATTACTGCATGGAAGAGCCTGAGCTGATTTCAAACTTCTGCCGACTGTACGAGGTTGAGTTACCACGACAGCCACGCAATGGGCTTGAAGCAATGGTTGATGAGGCAACAGGTTACCGCAAAGACACATTCGATAAATTCTTCACGGCATTCATCCCGTTTGTACACCGGGTGGTTTATCTGCCGCTGAAATCTCAATTTGAGGCCGGGCAGGTGAAATCATGAACAAAAAGGATCGGGAAGAGCACATCATTAAAATGATGGTTCTGACTCAGAAGCTAAACGAGTGGACTTTAAACATGAGCCTGAAATTAATCCAGGAAAAAAGTAAGCAGGTGAAACCATGACAATCCCAATGTTCATATGCGCCATTGGTGGTGGATTAACTGGAGCCTCATATGCCGCTAATTCTGACACTGGAGTTATATGCGGGACGATATACATCTGCACTGGTTTGATTATCAAAGCTATTCAGCATTACGGGGTGAAATCATGACAGGCCAATTGCCAAAAGTTATCTCGCAGAGCGAGATGCAGATAGTTCCAGGGCTAACAATCACCGTGATGGTGCTGGATAACGGGCGCCGGATTATTCCTGCTGAAGATATGCAACGGGCATGTGAATGGCTTGGGGTGGATTTGGCAGATTTTCTACAGGATTCGGTTGTAGCAGAGCAGGTGAAATCATGACAACGGGAATGCGGCAACATCGGGCGATGGTATTGATAATCAGGATCAGGGCCGGGCAGCCAGCCAGAGGGGAAGAAAAATGAAATTAACATGGAAGCGTAAGACAGCGAGACATTCTAATGGCGAGGACCTTTATGTAGGGAGGTGGGTTGTCGGCTCAGTTAACTGGAGCTCTCTGAGCCGTTCGATGCCTAACTACGATGTAACCTGCTTACTACCAGGGATAAAAACGCATCTTCCGGGCAATGATTCAATTGAAGAAGCAAAGGAAACCCTCGAGCGCGCAGTGGGTCATTGGTTCTCGAAACTCGATGAGGAGGCATCCTGATGGACTACAGCAAACTGAGTGACAACAAAATAAATGCAGAAGTGGCGCTTCACTGGCTGGGGAAAGGTAACTTCGGATTAATGAATGGCGCTGTGGAAACATTCGGTGGAAGTTTCAACCCCTGCAAAAACCCCGCAGACGCCTGGCCGATTATTCAGCAGAA